ATTAGAATATTGGGGAACAGTTGATGCTATGACTGCTAGAGAACAAGGATTAGCAATAGACCCTGATATAGAAGATTCAACTCAAGTTCAAGTTAATGTTTGGACATCAAGAGGTAAAATTATTAGATTAGTTGAAAATCCTTTTCAACCTTTTAGATTACCTTACCAAGCTTTTTCTTATGAAAAAAATCCATATAACTTTTTTGGAATAGGTGTTCCAGAAAATATGGATGATGCTCAAGCAATTATGAATGGTCATGCAAGAATGGCAATTGATAATTTAGCATTAGCTGGTAATTTAGTATTTGATATAGATGAATCTGCTTTAGTTAATAATCAAAACATGGAAGTATTTCCTGGTAAGATTTTTAAAAGACAAGCAGGAGTTCCTGGTCAAGCAATCTATGGAATTAAATTTCCAAATACTGCTGTAGAAAATATGCAGATGTTTGATAAGTTCAGACAACTAGCAGATGAATCAACAGGAATACCATCATACTCACATGGACAAACAGGAGTTCAAAGTATGACAAGAACAGCATCAGGTATGTCAATGCTTATGGGTGCTGCATCTTTAAACATAAAAACAGTTATTAAAAATATTGATGATAGTTTAATCAAACCTTTAGGAGAAGCTATGTTCCAATGGAATATGCAATTCTATGAAGGTGATTTACCAATCGTAGGAGACTTGGAAATAAAAGCCACAGGGAGTGCTAGTTTGATGAGAAAAGAAGTTCGTTCTCAAAGACTGACTATGTTCTTACAAACTATTCAAAACCCTGCAATTGCTCCATTTGTTAGAATATCAGAGGTGGTTAAAGAGTTAGCATACTCTCTAGACTTAGACCCTGATGAAATAATTAACTCTAAAGATGAAGCAGAAATTTATGCTAAAATTATAGGATTCCAAAATGCTAACAAAGGAAATGGCTCTCAAGCTCCTATCCCTGGTCAACTCGGACCAATGGGTGGTGATGGAGGAGTACCTCAAGAAGGTGCAGGAACAAACGTCTCTGGAAATGGCGAAATCCCAATCGGTGCAGACAACGCACCAATGCCAGGGGAGATGGATTTTTCTGGACAGGTTGAGGAACCTGCCTAATCAGGTAAGAGAAATAGTCAAAGAGTAGTGTTGACTAATTAAGTTATTATTGTTATAATACGAATATAGGATAGAATATGGCAAAGAAACCCATTAACATGGCTACAGGTGGACTAATGTCTTTACCACCTTATCTTAGAGATACTGAAAAGAAAGATTCAGGTATTACACCTTATGATGTAAATACACCTGACTCTGCTAGAAAAGGTTTACCTCAAAGAGGTTTATCTAAATCTAGAACTAGGTATTCAAAAGGTGATGTAGCTAAAGGACCAGTTAAACCTGAACAAGTTCCAAGTATAGATGCGTGGGAAGATGCTATAGATGATTCAGATGTAATTCATTTAGTTAAATTAAATAAAGCAGAAACAAAATTATATAAGACTTTAAAAAAAGGAAAAGAATTAGATTTGAATACTAAGAAACAAAACGAAACATTAAAAAAATTAGAACAAAAGAAAAATCAAAAAGCTCTTGGTGGTTACATGGATAACTTCCAAATATCTCAAGAAGAACCTTTAGCAAAATTTAGTATTGGTGGACAAGCAGCTCTTAAAGAAAAATATGATAGACGAAAAGATTATAGAGCTTTTGCAGAAGGTGATTTAGTAGAAGAAGAAATTGTTGAAGAACCTTTAATGGCTCCAGTAGGAATGGAAGAAGGTCCTATGCCATTGATTGAAGATGAGATTGCTGCAGATGATGTAGCTATGGAAGAAGATATAGCTATGGAAGATGCAGAAAGTATTTTAGATACTTCAATGTTAAGTGAAGAAGAAGAAGCAGTTGTGGATGCTGCTATAGAAATGTATCCAGAATTAGAAGCCATTTTACCAAAAATGGTTGCAACAGAATTTACAGAAGATGGAGAAGTAGAAGGACCAGGTACTGGAACTTCAGACTCTATCCCAGCATTATTGTCAGATGGCGAATTTGTATTTACAGCAAAAGCTGTTAAGAATATCGGCATTGATAAATTAAGAAAAATGATGGCACAAGCTGAAGAAGCTTATGATGCTGGTATGGTTGAACAAGAAGATGCGGCTGCAATAGCAGAAGCTGAAACCATAGTATAACAGAATTTAGAGTAGGTACTCTAGATAAACAAGCTACCTTCTAGGAATAGAAGCCCTTGTAGCTTCGTTTCAAATTAATCTACCTTTTTTTGCTACCTTCAGTAAAAGAAGCCCAAAGGAGGATATTATGAATAAAGAGAACGAAGGAAAAACTAACGAAGTTGTGGCGAATCCATATAATCGTAAAAAACCTTGGCATACAGAAGATGTAATGCCCAAAGAGTTTGTTCACGCAGATACTGGACCAGCCATGCCAAACACCGAACAGAAGACAGGTTTTAATTATGCGACTGGCAATCCAGCCAACCCAGAAGTTAAAACAGAAGCTGACTCGGCTACTTCGGATAAGGTCTTACAGGAATCAGCATTAAATGTTGAAGCCAAACCTTATACTAAAGTTGACTATAAAAAGAGGTATGACGACCTCAAACGATATTATGATAGGAAACTTGGTGAGTGGAATTCAAAGGAAGATGACCTTAAGTCACAACTTAAGACTAATCGCCCTAAGTATACCCCACCAAAATCTAAGGAAGAGTTAGACTCTTTCAAAAAAGATTATCCTGACATATATGGAGTTGTGGAAACTGTATCTCACTTGCAATCTCAAAACGAGATGAAAGATTTGCAGGAAGAAGTTAGCTCTTTGAAAAAAGCTAATCAAGCATTAGCTCAAAGAGAAGCCCAATTAGAGTTATCAAAACTTCATCCAGACTTTAATTCAATTAAAGAATCTGATGATTTTCATAGCTGGGCAGACTCACAACCCATGGAAATTAAAGCATGGATTTATGAGAATAACTCAGATGGCAAATTAGCTGCAAGAGCAGTTGACCTATATAAGAAAGACCGAGGACTTGGTTTAGATAAAACACCTAAAAAGGATAATGAAGTTAAAGATGGTGCAGATTTGCTCGTTAAAACTAGCGAACAAACTCAACCACCAACTGGAAACAGAGTTATCTATAAAAGGTCTGATATTGCTAAAATGTCAGATGTTGAGTTTATGCAAAAAGAAAAAGAAATTGCAATAGCTCAAAGAGAAGGTAGAGTTATAGATTTATAATTCTGCTGTTTTATTAACAATAACCAATAGAAAAGGAGTCATATATTATGGCACATTTCGCAGGTGGTTCAACTACTAACTTTGGTGGTAATTCCCCTTCAGCTCCTCAAGCTAATCAGTTTTGGGTACCTGAAATATATTCTAAAAAAGTTCAGATAGCTCTTAGAAAAGCTGCTACTGCAGAAGCAATCTGCAATACAGACTACATGGGAGAAATCAAAAACTTTGGAGATACTGTCAACATAGTACAAGAACCTCAAATAACTGTAAGTGATTATACTAGAGGTGCATCCACTTCAAGTACAGCACTAACAGACAACGAGCTTGTTCTAGTAGTAGACCAAGCTAAATACTTTCAATTTCAACTAGACGATATTGAGAAAAGATTTTCTCATATCAATTTCCAATCAGTTGCTTCAGACAATGCAGCATACAAGCTAAAAGATGCTTTAGACAGTAATGTTCTAACAGCTATTTCAGCAGGTGCTGGTATTACGTCTGGCATGGGTACTACAGGTACTCCAATTGATGTTGGTCATGCTACTGGTGAAGTTGACCCTCTTAACCAAATGTCATTAGCTGCTAAAGCACTTGACGAAGCTAACTGCCCAGAAGAAGGCAGATGGTTCGTTGGTGCCCCTGAGTGGTATAATGAACTAGCTAACACATCTTCTAAACTTTTATCAGTTGACTATAATGCTGGTCAAGGTTCTTTAAGAAACGGGCTAGTAGCATCTGGCTTAGTAAGAGGTTTTCAAATGTACAAATCTAACAATCTACCAACTAACGACTTATCTGGTGCAACACCTGCAGGTTCTGCAACTGCTCCAGAAGCTTTATTTGGACAGATGAGTGCAGTATCTTGTGCACAAAACCTGAAAATAGTTGAGTCTCTAAGAAGTACTTCAACTTTCGCTGATATCGTAAGAGGTCTTATGGTATTCGGAAGAAAAGTACTTAGAACAGACATAGTAGGCAAAATAATTTACGTTGCTGACTAATACTAACTAACTTGATAGGCGAGTGAAATATCTCGCCTGTCAACAAACTAATAAAGGATTGACAATGGAAAATATAAAAGAACAAATTATGCATCTATGGACCGACCATAAAAAAGTGGTTATCGGTGTAGCAGTTGTTATAGTTATAATTATTATCGCTACGTAATCCATAAAGGAATTTTAAAATGGCAAAGACCTATCTAGCTATGACTAACGAATTGTTAGTTGAAATTAATGAACCTGAACTAACAGCAATTTCTGGTGCAGTAGGTGTACAAAAACAAGTTGCTAATTGTGTAAACAGAGCTTACTTTGATATAGTAGATGCTGTTGATGATTGGTCTTGGTTAAGTACAGATGTACCTGATGACCCATATTATGGGAATACAATTGTTGATTGTGTTGTAGGTCAAAGATGGTATTTATTAAAAGCAGGTTCTGCAAATGTAGATGCTGATTTTGATTCAGTAAACTGGGATATGTTTACTTTATCTACAGAAAATGTATCAGGAGAAGCTGCTCCTTATACAATTAACAAACTAGCATTTACAACTCTAACAGCTTGGAGAAGTAGTTATGCAAAAGCTGAAGAACAAGATGCGACAGCAGCTAGTCCAGTTTATGGTGCTCCATTAAGAGTACTTAGAAGTTCAGATGGTAGAAGATTCGGTCTGTCTCCTATTCCTAACAAAGCTTACAAAATTCATTTCTTTGCTTATAACAGACCAACTGCATTATCAGCAGATACAGATAAAGTTTTATTTCCAGAACAATACAAACCTGTTTTATTAGCAAGAGCACGATATTACATATATCAATTTAAAGACAATATTGCACAATCTCAATTAGCATTAGATGAGTATAAAAAAGGATTACAGTCAATGGCTGATGCCTTAAATTCTCCACAACCATCTTATATGTCTGATGTGAGATTTACATATTTATTACCATAGGAAAATAAATGCCAACACAAGGAGCTTCCATTACAGTTGCAGGAGGTTTAGATTTAGTATCTAGTAGTCACGCATTATTTAGAACACCTGGAGCTGCAACCATATTAGAAAATTTTGAATCATCTACAACAGGTGGTTACAGAAGAATTAATGGATATACTAAGTGGGGTGCTGGAAGTGCAACTACACCAAGTGGAACTTCTACAGATGCTATCGTAGGATTAAATCCTTATGCAGATGGAGTAGTAGTATGTCAAGGAACTGGAATTTATTTTAGTATTGATGGTATAACTTGGACTCAAGTTAATAAAGATACTTATAAAGCTATTACAGGTACAGTTGCAGTAACTGCAAGTTCAGCAGCAGTTGTTGGAACTGGAACATCTTTTACAACTGAGTTAGCTGTAAATGATAGAATAAAAATTAATAGTGTTAATTATAGAGTTTTATCTATAACAGATAATACAAATCTAACAGTAGATTTTGATGTTGTCTCTAGTGCTAGTGGTCAAGATATTTATAAAAGTGGAATGCTGGTTGCTGATTTATCTAGTGCAACAGTAATCTCAAGAGCTAATCAAACTAATACTCAATTTAGTAATTATGAATCTGAAGGTGGTTTTGGAACTTTATATATCTGTGATTCAACTAATAAAATAGCTGAATTACAAATCACTAAATCAGGTAGTGTATATACATATCATTTTGAAGAATTAGAAAGGTCAGCTCCTACTAATCCTAAAAGAAATACTATCTATGCTGAACGATTAGTTGTAGCAGGACAAACAGCTTCAACAAGTACTGTTGCTTATAGTAGCCGCTTAAAACCTTATGATTTTACTGGGTCTTCTGCAGGTACAATTGATACTGGAGATGTCATTACAGGAATTAAAGTC